CGCGTAAGATCGTCGGCAGCGTCAGATGTGTATAAGAGACAGCAGCGACTGCGCCCTCTTTATGTGGGCGGCCTTCCCCATGCTGCGCGAAGCCCTCGAGGTGATCGAGGCGTGGGGCTTCACCTACAAGACCGTCGCCTTCAACTGGGTAAAACAGAACAAAACCGGCGCCGGCCTGTTTTGGGGTCTCGGCAACTGGACGCGCAGCAACTCAGAGATCTGCCTGCTCGCTGTGAAGGGCAAACCGAAGCGCATGAGCGCCAGAGTGCACAGCGTCATCCTCTCGCCCATACAGCAGCACAGCCGAAAGCCGGCCGAAACCCGCGACAGGATCGTCGAGCTGATGGGCGACCTGCCCCGGATCGAGCTTTTTGCCCGAGAGGCCGCTCCCGGATGGGACGCATGGGGAGACGAAGCCCCGACACCCGGCTCCAGAAAGGAGGAAACCGATGGACAGAACAACGAAGGAAACCCGGCGCCAGAGCTATGACGCCGTCCTCCCGAAAAGGGAGAAACGCTGCCGGCTGATCCTCGAGACGCTCGGCGTCAGGCAGATGACCGCCAGCGAGATCACCGAGGAGCTCGTCGCCGCCGGCGAGATCCCGTACTTCAACCGCAACTATGTGGCCCCACGCCTCACCGAGATGAAGCAGATGGGGATCCTCAAAACGGTCGGCCGCAGGAAGGCCACCCGCTCGGACGCCACCGAGGCCGTGTGGGCCCGGGCGCAGCCCGCAGCGGCAGACCAGACCGCGGCCGCGTCGGCCGACAATCCCGCCACCGGGCCGGAGCAGATGACGCTCCTCGGCCCCGGGGCATGACAGGAAGGAGAGAAACCAGATGAACGAAACCAACAACCGTGACAGCATCATGCGCATGGCCCGCGGAGCCTTCGAGGAGCGCGTCGACTATGAGATGGACAAGGTGATCCAGAACATCCTTGACCCCAACACCAAGGCCACCGCCAAGCGCAAGATCACCCTCACCATCGAGCTGACGCCGGACGACGAACGCCGGCAGATCCAAGTCTCGGTAACGGCCAAGAGCACCCTCGCGGCCACCAACCCGGTCGCCACCTCGCTCTATGTCACCGGAGACGGCAACGGCGAGCTCGTCGTTGCCGAGATGGTGCCGCAGGTGCCCGGGCAACTGAACATGGACGGGACGCAGCAGGAGCAGCCGAAACTCCTCAAGCTCGTCACTCACGCATAACCGCATAAATATTCACACACAAGGAGGAAAACACCATGCTCGCAAAAATGATCGACAAGATCGTCGCCCTGAAGGAGACCAAGACCTTCGAGATCGGCGGCCAGACCTACACCGACGGCCACCTCACCCGCATCCCGCCCCACGTCGACCGCCCCGAGGCCATTAGCGTCAGCGGTCTGGACGGCATCTGCAAGCTGATCCGCACCGAGCTGGAGAAGGTCGGCACGACCATCATGGTGCAGGCCAAAAGCTACAAGAGCGTCGAGGTCATGACCACATACCTGCCCGACTTCTCCCGCAATATACTCTACCACGCCGAGGCTGACGCCCCCGGCATCCGCACAGGCTTCCGCGGCCGTGAGGTCGCCCTGATCGAGCTGCGCAGCCTGTTCATCCCCAACGAGGGCACAGCGTACCTGCTCGACCTGCTGAGCCGGATGACCGACGAGAAAAGCGTCAGCACAAACGACAACGGCGTCACGCAGACCGTCGAAGCCCGGCAGGGCGTGGCTCTCAATGCTCTGGTCGAGGTAAAGCCTCGCGTCCTGTTGCGCCCCTTCCGCACCTTCCTCGAGGTCGAGCAACCCGAGAGCGAGTTCCTGCTGCGCGTGGATCCTGACGAGGGGATCGGCTTTTTCGAGGCTGATGGTGGGATCTGGAAGCTGGAGGCCAAGAAGAACATCGCGGACTATTTCAACGCAAACCTCGCCGACCTGATCCAAGCTGGCAAGGTCGTCATCATGCAGTAAGACATCGGCCGGGCGGGCTGCGGCCCGCTCGGTCATTCAGAAAGGAGCCGACACATGAAAGACTACAAGACCCTCACCCGTGAGAAGGTCGACGCCGACCCCGGCGCTGCCCGCTATATGGGAGAGACGCACCTGCTGGAGGACTGGAGCGACAAGCTGCTCGACCTCGTCCTCAACGGGCCGACCCTCAACGGCTTCAAGAAAGACGAGATCCGGGCCGCCCTGCGCCAGACCTACACGGCCCTGAAGCAGTACGAGCAGATCGGCCCCATGGCGTCGCCGTACATGAACGACCCGTCGGCAATCGTGGCCCGGGCCTTCGCTGAGCTCTATCCCGGCATCGACTACCATGCGCAGTTCGTCCCCGATCTGTGCGACGAGTCGGGCAACAGAGCCTTCGGCCTGACCATCTTCCCCGACGACAACAGTACGCCTATCGTCTGCATCTCGGCCGAGGCGCCCATCAGCGCCGCCCCTGAACTGCTGGCCCACGAGCTGGCCCATGTCGCCACGCCAGAGGACAGAGACCACGGCGAGGCATGGAAGGCAGCTGAGAAGGCCATCGGCGACAAGTACGACGAGATCCTCAACACCATGATCCCCGACGACGATCCGGGCGTGCTCGTCCCTCATGAGGCAGGAGACGGCGGGATCCTTGCCATGCCGCTGCGTGACAATATCCCGGATCCGGGCCGGGACGACTGGACGCTCACCACCTGCCCCGTGTGCGGGGGCCGAGTGCTGGGAGACCGAGATCGCTCGTCAGGCGCTCGCAGCGAAGCCGGAGCTCCGTGCGGCCTGCACCGCTTGCGCGCTCAGAGGTGGGAGGTCTGGAAGACGAAAGAGAGACCAACCTGCCGCTCATGCCATTTCATGCGGGTGACGAGCTACGCGAAAGTGACCGGGAACAACAGCCACCTGAAGGGGCCGCGCGGGGACTGTATGTGCGTACACCCCGACGCCTTCCAGACGTTCAACAGAGTATGCCCGCGCAGCTCCCGGCTGGCCGCCTTCATCGGCTACACCCCACCGGGCGAGAGAAAGCCAGCGATCAAGACGTCGCCGAAGTGGTGCCCCATGCGCCCGGAAAACCAGAAGGAGGAAAAAGACCATGAATGAGAATAGAAACAACAACGGCGCCGGCGGCGGGATCGGCTTCTGCGGGCTGCTCGCCATCGCCTTCATCGTCCTGAAGCTCACTGGCTTCATTGACTGGAGCTGGCTGTGGGTGCTCTCCCCTATCTGGATCCCAACGGCCATCGTCCTCGCCGCGTTTCTGGTCGTCCTGATCGTCGTCCTCGTGAAAGAGGCTATCAAGCAGGCCGAGGAAAAACAGCGCCAGCAGGCGCACAGCCTCGGCATTGACGAGCAGGCCCGCCGCTACGGCCTCGAGCGCCAACCCGGGGAGACCGACCTCGAGCTGAAGCAGCGGGTTGCCTTCTTCAAGCAGGAAGAAAGGAGGGCCGGGCGCAGATGATGGACGAAAGAGAACGCCGGAACATTATGGCCCGAGCCATCCAGCATTTCGGGGAGACGGCTCAGATCGACATGGCCGTCGAGGAGATGTCCGAGCTGACCAAGGCCATCTGCAAAGTGAAGCGAGCGCAAGCTGGGGCTGAGATGGGCGCAGCCGTCGAGAATGTGGTCGAGGAGATCGCGGACGTCCAGATTATGCTTGACCAACTCCGACTCATATTTGCCCGCAGCACCGACGAGATCGAGGAGGACAAACTGCGCAGGCTGTTGGCCCGGATCAATAGCTGGAAGGAGTCGAAGCTCCGGCGCTGGCTGTGCGAGCAGGAGCACGAGGCCGCAGACGAGGTGCTGCGCGTAGCGAAGGAGGAAGGAGGTGCCCCGGATGAATAAGGCAACCTGCCGCGGCTGCGGCGCCCCCATCGTCTGGATCAAGACGCCAGCCGGGAAGGCTATGCCCTGCGACCCGGCGCCGGTCTACTACAAGGCCACGCCAAACGGCAAGGACAAGGTCGTCACCAACAGGGGCGAGGTCGTGAGCTGCGAGATCGTCCCCGGGGCCGATGCCACCGACGCCGGATACCGGCCTCACTGGGCCACCTGTCCGCAGGCTGGCCGTTTCAAGAAAGGAGGAACAAGCCGTGAATAGACACGAGCTTTGCAAAATACTGGAGAAGGAGCTGCGCTGCAACCCGCCCCTCAGAGTGCGCGCCATTTACACAGGCGAGGACGGGAGCATGGGCTTCAAGAACGGCCGACACTACCGCATCTTCATCAGCAGAGGCAACGGGCACAGGACGGTCGTTGTGAGAACCGAGGAAGGACTGCTGCGCTGCCCATACTACTCGATGATGTCCGTGCTCCAATACTGGAAAATCATAGAGATCGGCTGGTGACACTATGGCAAAGGAGAAACCGCAACCGCAGGCCAGCCCCGAGCTGGCTGAGTACATCACCACCGCGCAGCCTAAAGCATACGCCGCCGGCGTCCCTGTGTTCTGTGCCCACGACGCCATCGTCTCGCTGAAGGATCTGCAACCAAACCCCAAAAACCCGAACCAACACCCATCGGAGCAAATCAAGCTCCTCGCCTCTATCATCCGAGCAACCGGCTGGCGCGGGCCTATCACCGTCAGCAAGCGCAGCGGCTTCATCGTTAAGGGCCACGGCCGCATGATGGCCGCCGAGCTGGGCGACATGACAGAGGTGCCGGTCGACTATCAGGACTACGCCAGCGAAGCTGAGGAACTGGCCGACCTGACGGCTGACAACCGCATCGCCGAGCTCGCCACAACCGACAACAGGTTGCTCGCGGAAGTGTTCGCCGACCTCGACACCGGTGAGATCCCGTTCATGCTCTCCGGCTACACCGAGGAGGACTACGGGAACATCGTGACGGCCCTGTCCGAGGCGCTGCACACCGAGGAGCCAAAAGGCGACCCTGACGCTGAGATCCCGCCACCGGCCGAGCCCGTCACCAAGTACGGCGACCTGTGGATCCTCGGCCGGCACCGCGTCCTCTGCGGCGATTGCACGCACCCGGAGGATCGCGCCCTGCTGCTGGATGGGGCAAAACCCGAGATCCTTCTGACCGACCCGCCCTACTGCTCCGGCGGCCAGAAGGAGGCGCAGAAGTCGACCGGCAGCATCGGCACCGAGCACAAGGACGGAAAGACCCCGAAGATCGCCAACGACATCCTCAGCACCCGGGGTTATCAAAACCTGATCCGGGCAGCCCTGACCGACATCCCGTGCCTGTATGCCTACATCTTCACCGACTGGAGAATGTGGGTGTACCTGTTCGACCTCGTCGAGGCCGCTGGCTTCGGCGTCAAGTCGGAGCTCGTGTGGGACAAGGGCACGCCGGGCATGGGCGTCGGCTGGCGCTCGCAGCATGAGCTCATACTGTTCGCCGCCCGGGCCGCCACGCACTTCGACGGCCACAAGGGCTACGGCAACGTCCTGAGCGTCTCCCGCTCCGGGAATGAGCTGCACCCAACGCAGAAGCCGGTCGAGCTGTTGGAGAAGCTCGTCGACAACACGGACTTCGCCCGGGGTGTATACGACCCGTTCGGCGGCTCTGGCACGACGCTGGCAGCCTGCGAGGCATACGGCCAGCCCTCCTACATCATGGAGCTGACGCCGGCCTTCACCGATGTGATCGTGAAGCGGTACATCAGAATAACAGGAAAACAGAATGTGCGCTGCGTCCGTCAAGGCCGGGAGCTCTCGCGTGAGGAGATCGCCGGGATCTTCGACCATGACGAGGAAGGAGGTGGACAGGAGTGACGCCCTGACCTAAATGAGCGACAAGCCGATCACTCACGACATCAAGGAGAGGCTCGGAAAGTACACCGGCCTGCTCCGTGAAATAGACAACCAGTACGAGCGCCTCGGCCGCATGGAGATCTCCATGGCAGCGCCGCCCGGCCCTGACATGACGGGTATGCCCCGGGGCTCCGGCACACCAACCGACCGCACCGGGATGATGGTGCTGCGGAAGATGGAGCTCGAGGAGCAGATCGAGGAACGGCTCGCCGAGGAGCGCGAAGAACGCGCCGCCCTCGAGGCGATGATCCGGCAGGTGGAAAACCCTGACGAGCGCGCCGTGCTACGGCTGCGCTACTTCGACCGGGCAGACTGGGACGGGATCTGCGCCGTCCTGTTCAGTGATCGGCAGGACTACCTCGAGAGGATAGACAGCTACCAGAACAGGACATACAAGGCCCACGGCCGGGCCCTGCTGCGGATGGCCGAGATCCTGAAGGATATGGAGCCGCGGCAGTAAAAGGAAGTAAAGGGCAGCAAAGGGCAGTAAAATCCATTGAAAGGAAGTACAGCCCCGTGCTATCCTGTATCATGTCAAAAGACCGCCGGACACCCGGACAACGCCGGTGAACCATCGGACGGGCAAAGACACCAAAACCGAACAACGACAGCAAGAAAGCCGTCGGGCAACCGCAAGAAGCCCGTCGGCTTTTTTATTTTGCCACGAAGGAGGTGACGACCATGGCAGGCGGCAGCATATCCATCCAGATCGAAAACCTGCGACAGCTCATGGCCGATGTGGAGGCTATCGAGGCAGGCGGCCGCAAGGCCATCAGCAACACCGTGAAGGACGTGAAGGCCCGGGCCCCCGGCTGGATAGCGCAAGAGATCACAGCGGTCTACAACATCAAGAAGGGCGAGATCACGCCGTCGGGATCGGGCAAGCCGAAGAAGATGGCGGGCTCCATCAACATCACAGGAGATACCATCGAGGAGCTCACGCTCGTCTACAAGGGCAGGCTCCTGACTCCTGTGCACTTCGGCATGACGCCAAAGGCACCACCGGCCGGAAAGAGCTACACCCTGAAGGCTCAGATCCTAAAGGGCAGCAAGAAGGTCATCGGCCGATATAAGAATACCCGCACCCCGGGCGGCCCCTTCTCGCAGCGGTCGCACAATATACTCATGGGCACGGGCAACACCAAAGCGGACGGTACGAGCTGGATCCCATTCCAACGCATGAGCAAGACCCGCACCGACATCCAGAAGCTCACCACCATCTCGGTGCCGCAGATGATAACCAGCGACCGCACAAACGAGGCCATCATGCTGAGGATCAACACCGAGACAGCCAAGCGCCTCGACCACCACATGAAGCGAGCCCTCGGCCTATGAGCCAAGGCCACGCCACAGCGCCGCACAGGCCGCCCGCCACGGCGGCCGACGCCCAAGGAGACCAGCACCGCGGCCAGCGCAGAAAAGCGCGGCACAGCGCCGCACAGGGGCCAGCACGGCCACGCAGAGCGGCCGAAGGTACTGTGACGCACCCCTAACGCCTGCGGTGCTGGCGAGCCCAAAAAACGCGCAGACAGCAAAAACTTTTTTCGGGCCGTTTCGCTTCGCCCGGGCCTGCGCTGACCATTTTCCTAACCTCACGAAAATGGTGGGGCGGCACGGCAGCACGAAAGAAAGGAGGGGGACGCCATGCCGAACACCAACACCAAGCTCGTCGACAGTAAGACCATCGCGGCCCTGTTCGAGCTGACGCCCCGCCGCATCCAGCAGCTCACGAAGGAGGGCGTCATCTCGGCCACAAAGGACGGCAACGCCAACCGCTACGACCTGCTGCCGACGATCCAGAAGTACATCAGATACCTGACGGCCAAGGCTAATGGCCGAGAGCCGTCCAAGAAGGACGCAGAGATCGAAGGGCGCCGGCTCGAGGCCGAGGCAGACCTCAAGCGCAGCAAGGCAGACATCGCCGCCCTCCAGCTCAAGGAGCTCGAGGGCACCATGCACCGCAGTGAGGACGTCGAGGCCGTCATGACCGACCTCGTTTACAGCATCAGGTCGATGCTCGTTGCTCTGCCCGGGCGTCTGGCTGTGGATGTCTCCAGCGCGGCCAGCCCTGCGGAGGCTTCCGAGATCATCCGCGCCGAGGTCTACAAGATCCTCGAGGAGCTGGCCGGCTACAAATACGATCCCGAGGTCTATGCGCGGCGGGTAAGGGATCGGGAGGGATGGAGCGAGCTCTCCGATGACGCGGACGACTAAGAAGGCTGCCGCGAAGCTCAACTCCGCCATCTCGGGGGCGATCAAACGCTTCGCCCCGCCCGAGAGCCTGACCGTGGACGAGTGGGCCGACAAGCACCGCCGCCTCTCCCCCGAAAGCTCGGCCGAGGCAGGCCCGTGGCGCACAAAGCGCACCCCGTACCTCGAGGAGCCTATGCAGGCCTTCACGGATCCGAAGGTGCACAAGATCGTCATGGTCGCCGCGTCGCAGGTCGGCAAGTCGGAGCTCGAGCTCAACATCATCGGCTACATCATTGACCAAGACCCCGGCAGCATCCTCTATGTGCACCCGACCATCGACGACGCCCGGAAGTTCTCGCGGCTGCGTGTCGCCCCCATGATCCGCGACAGCAAGCCCCTGAAGGCAAAGGTGCACGACGTCAAAGCCAAGGACAGTGGCAACACGATCCTCCAGAAGTCTTTCCCGGGCGGTATGCTCACGCTGACCGGCTCCAACAGCGCCTCGGCGCTGGCATCCACCCCCGCCCGCTACATCATCGGCGACGAGCGTGACCGCTGGGCCACGAGCGCCGGAACCGAGGGCGACCCGTGGGCGCTGGCCGAAGCCCGTCAGGCCACTTTCTACAATGCAAAGGCCGTCGAGGTCTCGACGCCGACCATCAAGGGCGCCAGCAATATCGAGACCAGCTTCTACCAAGGCACACAGGAACGCTGGTGCCACCGCTGCCCCGAGTGCGGGGAGTACAGCGAGATCGTTTTCGACGCCATCCACTTCGAGCCCGAGGCCAAGCGCGTGCGCGGCAAAAAGGTCTGGAGCCTGAAGGGCGGCGTCTCGTGGGCCTGCCCCGCCTGCGGCTGCCTGATCCCCGAGGAGACCATGCGCCGGCAGCCGGCCAAGTGGATCGCGGAAAACCCCGACGCCTACAAGAAGGGCGTCCGCTCATTCTGGCTCAACGCCTTCAGCTCCCCGTGGACGCCGTGGGAGAAGATCGTCCTCAAGTTCCTCGACGCCAAGAACGACCCGCAGCGGCTCAAGGTGGTCTACAACACCCTGCTCGGCCAGCTATGGGAGGATCGTGGCGACCTCGAGGACGAGGACACCATGCTCGCCCGCCGTGAAGACTACGGCACCCGCCCGGACGGCACCCCCGTGGAGCTGCCCGACGGCGTGCTGGTGCTCACCTGCGGCGTGGACACGCAGGACAACCGACTCGAGTATGAGGTCGTCGGCCACGGCAAGTACGGCGAAAACTGGGGCATCGTCAAGGGCTACATCATGGGCAGACCAGACACGCCCGAGGTCTGGCAGCGACTCGACGATGTCGTCGACCATGTCTACAAGTTCGCAAACGGCCGGGGCCTGAAGATCTCCATCACCTGCGTCGACTCCGGCGGCCACTTCACTCAAGAGGTGTACGAGGCGTGCCGAGCCAGACAGGGCAAGCGCGTGTTTGCCATCAAGGGCAAGGGCGGCGACGGGATCCCATACGTCTCCCCGCCGACCAAGGTGCCGATCCGAGACAACAAGAAGATCACCTGCTGGCTCTACACCATCGGCGTCGACGCCGGCAAGGCCGCCATCATGGCCGGCCTGAAGGTGCAGGAGCCCGGCCCGAAATATTCCCATTTCAACCGGCACCCCGACGCCGGTTACGACCTCAACTACTTCAACGGCCTGCTCTCCGAGAAACTGGTACTCACCAGCACCCGGCGGGGCGACCGCTGGGCGTGGGAGAAGCTGCCCGGCCACAACCGCAACGAGGCCCTCGACTGCCGGGACTACGCTAACGCCGGCCTCAAGATCATCAACCCCGACATGGACGCAGTCGAGCGCCGCCTGCGCGGCCTCGAGGAGCAGCCAAAACCGGCGCCGCAGCGACGGGCGCGCACCAAGCGCAGCAGCTCCAGCGTCTTCGACGACTGGTAAGGAGGACACGACCACATGAAAACGCGCAAGACCATCGAGATCGAGCTCACCGGCAAGCGGGAGCGGCTCGAGCTTTACCTGAAGCGGGAGGCCGAAATGCTGAGCGGCGGCGTGCAGAGCTATGGCATCGGATCCCGCAACCTGTCCCGCTACAACACCGACCTCGCCGCCATCCGGGCGGCCATCAAGGAGCTCGAGGACGACATCGCGGCCCTCGAGGCTCTGCTCAACGGGCAGCGCCCCCGCAAAGCTGTGGGCGTCGTCCCCCGTGACTGGTGAAAGAAGCCCCGAAAGGGGCTTTTTTCATAGGCTGACGCCGGGAGTTTTCGCTCCTTTTCTCCCGGCGCCGGCCATTTTTACCCGAAGGAGGTGAGCACCATCAGCAAACGAAAGAACAGAAGCCGACCGCAGAACGGCCGGCAGAGCCCCCGCCCCGTGAACAAGGGCTACGGCGACGCAGGAGCGAGCTGGCACAAGCGGTCGACCAAGGGCTTCCGGGCCTTCAGCGGCAGCCCCAAGGAGGACATCGACGCCCACAACTGGACGCTCCGGCAGAGAGCCCGGATGCTCTACATGGCCGCGCCAATCGCCACCTCAGCCATCCGCACCAACCGCACCAACGTGGTCGGCATCGGGCTTCAGCTCAAGAGCCGGATCGACCGGGGGGCGCTCGACATGACGCAGGAGGCCGCAGACGCATGGCAGGCGCAGGCCGAGCGAGAGTTCAACCTGTGGGCCAACAACAAAAGGGCGTGCGATGCCACCGGCGTCAACAACTTCGCGGCCATGCAGCAGCTCGCTCTCTCCTCGTGGCTGGTCAGCGGCGACGTGTTCGCGGTCGTCAAGCGGTACGACCCGACGCCGCTCATGCCCTACTCGCTGCGCATTCACCTGATCGAGGCCGACCGCGTGGCAACCCCGACGAGCTCCGGCATCGTCACCCCCATGCTGCTGACCACCGGCAAGGCGGCCAACGGCAACACCATCTTCGACGGCGTCGAGGTGGACGGCAACGGACAGATCGTCGCCTACCACATCCGCAGCACCTACCCCTTCGAGCTGGGCACAACTACGACCAAGTGGGCCCGCGTGGAGGCATACGGACAGCGCACAGGGCTCCCGAACATCCTGCACATCATGGAGAGCGAGCGCCCGGATCAGTACAGAGGCGTCAGCTACCTCGCGCAGGTCATCGAGCCCCTGCTCCAGCTCCGGCGCTACACCGAGAGCGAGCTGACCGCGGCCGTCGTGGAGAGCTTTTTCACGGCCTTCATCAAGACGGAGTCCGGCGCCGGCGACAACCCGTTCAACGAGGTGGGGAGCAGCCTGCCGGAAGTGAGCCGAGATCCCAACGAGTACGAGATGGGCCCGGGGCAGATCAACATCATGGAGCCCGGCGAGGATGTCACCTTTGCCGACCCCAAGCGACCGGCCAGCGGCTTCGACAGCTTCCTGCGCGCCATCTGCGAGCAGGTGGGCGCAGCCCTCGAGATCCCGGCCGACCTGCTCCTCAAGGCGTTCAACAGCTCGTACAGCGCCAGCCGTGCCGCCCTGCTGGAGGCGTGGAAAGCCTTCCGCATGAGGCGCAAGTGGTTTGTCGATGACTTCTGCACGCCCATCTACGAGATCTTCATCGCCGAGGCCGTGGCCCGCGGACGCATCAGCGCCCCGGGCTTTTTCTCTGACCCGGCAATCCGGGCCGCCTACCTCGGCGCCGAGTGGATCGGCCCCTCGCAGGGGCAGCTCGACCCGACCAAGGAGATCACGGCCGAGATCCTCGCCATCGGCGAGGGCATCACCACCCGCGAGCAGGCCACGATCCGGCTCAACGGCGGCCAGTGGGACTCGAATGTCGACCAACTCGCCCGGGAAAATGAGAAGCTGCGGGCAGCTCAGGGAGACGCAGGAGACACCGGCGGCGCTTCAGTGGCCGGCACCTCACTCTCGGCCGACGTGCGGCGCGCTGCCGTCATCGCCGAAGTGGAAAAGACCATCAAGGAAGGAGACAAGGACAAGCATGAAAACGAGTAACACCCCGCGCCTGTACGCCGGGCCGCAGGTCGTCCATCAGACGCCGACGAAGTTCTGGAACGTCGCCAGCGTCAGCGAGGACGAGGGCGAGATCGTCCTCTATGGCGATGTCGTCGCCCGTCAGCCTGTGGACTGGTGGACAGGTGAGCCCGAGCCCGGCCTCTATATCGCCCCTGAGAGCTTCATGGAAGATCTGGCGGCCGTAAAGGGCAAGAGCAACATCACCATCAAGATCAATAGCTGCGGCGGCGACCTCTACACCGGCATCGCCATCCACAACGCCATCAAGGGCCTGAGCGGCCACAAGGTCGTCGTCGTGGAAGGCATCGCAGCCAGCGCGGCCAGCGTCATTGCCTGCGCCGGCGACGAGGTGCAGGTCTATCCCGGCAGCATGGTCATGATCCACGGCGTCGCCGGGCTGCTCTACGACTACTACACCCTCGCAGACCTGAAAAAGCTCCAGAAGGACTTCGACGCCAGCGAGCGGGCCATCGCGGAGATCTACCACGCCAAGACCGGCATCGAGGTCGATCAGCTCCGCAGCATGATGACCCGAGAGACGTGGATGGTCGGGCAGGAGGCCGTCGACAACGGCTTCGCCGACACCCTGCTCGAGGGCGACGGCCCTGATGTCAGCGTGAGCGCCGACAAGCAGGTGCTCCTCGTGGCCGGCATCCGGCACAACATCAAGGGGCTGCACAATGTCCCGAGCACGATCCGCATCAACAGCATCCACGCCGCCCCGGCGGCTGGAAATAAGCCGACCGGGAACGGCGGCGAAAACAGAAAGGAAGATGAGCCCATGACTCTCGAAGAAATGAGAGCACAGCACCCCGACCTCGTTGCTCAGATTGAGCAGCAGGCCGTTTCCAACGCCATCGCGCAGGAGCGGGCCCGCATCGAGGCCATCGACAGCATCGCCGCCAGCGTTGGTGACGCTCAGCTCGTCAGGGACGCCAAGTACGGCGAGAACACCTGCACCGCTGAACAGCTCGCGCTCAAGGCCATGCAGAAGCAGGCGGCCCTCGGCACCAAGCACCTGAAGGACGCCGCAACCGACAGCGCCGAGTCTGGCGCCGCAGATGTCGGAGCCGCCCCAAACGGAGGCGAGGAAGGCAGCGAGACCGACGACAAGGCAAAGGTCGACGCCATCGTCGGCCTCTACAACACTACCAAGAACGGAGGTAAAAAGTAATGAGCAAGAGACTCGACGAAAACATCGGCACCGTCGGCTATGATGGCCTGATCGTTGCCAACGAGCCTGTCGCTGATGTCGTGACCGTAAAACTTGCGGCATCTAAGGGCGTGCTCGCCCGCGGCACGGTCATCACCGGCGCGGCCGGCGGCGAGATGTCCGCGGCTTCTGCCGCCCTTGTGGCGACTAACGCGGTCTATATCCTCGCGGACGAGACCGACACCGGCACCGGCACTGCCGTCACCGCCACGGCATACCGCACCGGGCACTTCGCTCGGAACAAGCTGTCCACCGACGGCTCCTACACCCTCGTCGCAGCCGACGAGGAGATCATGCGCAACGCCGGTATTCTGCTGAGCGACGCGCTGGACTACTAAGAGAAGGAGGACAAAATCATGCCTTTTAACTTCTACGACACCCACACGCTGCTCATGGCTGTGCAGCAGCTCGCCCCTGCGGCGACTTTCCTGCGCGACCGCTACTTCCCGACCAATGACGCGAGCGACATCTTCGCCACCGAGGATGTGCTGGTCGAGTACCGCGACGGCGTGCGCAAGCTCGCGCCCTTCGTAGCTCCCCGCAAGGGCGGCGTCACCATCCTGCGTAAGGGCTACACCATGCAGAGATACACCCCACCCTTCGTGGCTCCCCGCCGCACTCTGACCCTCGACGAGCTGCGCAAGCGTGGCTTTGGCGAGGCCCTGTACTCTCAGCTCACCCCCGAGCAGCGCCAGCAGGTGCTCATCATGCGTGACGCTGACGAGCTGGGCGACCTCATCACCAACCGTGAGGAAGCGATGGCGGCCGAGACCATGCTGACCAACGGCTGCATCATGAAGCACATCGCCGACGACGCCGACAAGAGCGACGAGATGGAGATCCGCTTCTACTCCGAGGGCACCAACCCCGCCACCTACACCCCGACGATCAAGTGGGACGCAGAAGGCGCCAAGATCCGCGCCGACCTCGGCGCGATGGCCCGTATGCTGACCAGACGCGGCCTGCGTGCTGCTGACCTCGTGTGCTCCCCGGACGTGGCCGACGCCATCGTCGAGGATCCCGACATCAAGGAAATGCTCGACAACCGCCGCTACGAGCTGGGCTCTGTGGCCCCCGAGGAGCTGGCGCCGGGCGCTGCCATCATGGCCCGCCTGAACATCAACGGCCGCATCATCAGCGTGATCTCCTACGACGAGACCTACACCGACGACGACGGCAACGATCAGCTCTACATCCCGAGCGGCAAGTGCATACTCACCGCCCCTGCTGCTGGCCGTACCTGCTACGGCGCCGTCTCTCAGGTGGAGCAGGCCGACGGCGAGTTCCACACTTACGCCGGCCGCCGCGTGCCGAAATATGTGTCCAGCGCCGAGGGCAACACCCGCACGCTGACCATCTCCAGCCGCCCGCTGCTGATCCCTAACAACAAAAACCCGTGGATCGTTGCCGACGTACTGGGGGAATAACGCCCCCTGTTGACACCGCTGCGGTCGGCAGGGGGACGGTCGGCGCAGCCATTGTAGGAAAGGAGTGACAAACATGGCTTACACACCTACCGAGTGGAAAGACGGCGACATCATCACCGCCGAAAGACCGAACAAGCTCGAGGCCGGCGTGCAAAACGAGCAGGTCGGGCCGCAAGGCCCCAAGGGAGACACCGGGGCAACCGGCCCCCAAGGCCCCAAGGGAGACACCGGAGAAACCGGCCCGCAGGGCCCCAAGGGGGACACCGGAGAAACTGGCCCGCGGGGCCCCGCCGGAGCGGACGGCGCCAAGGGCGATACCGGCGCAACCGGGCCCGCTGGAGCAGACGGGAAGTCTGTTAAGAGCATCACCCTCACCGCAGACGGCACCGGGAAAGTGACCGGCGGTACGGCCACGCTGACGGACGACTCCACCGTGCCGATCACCGTGACAACCGCCACCGCCTAAGACCAAGGAAAGGAGCACGAATATGATCCAGATCATCGCGGGCACCTTCGGCTATTACAACGGCCGCAAGGTCGTCCCCATCACTAACGCGGACGGGCCTCAGAAGTTCGACCCCGAGCTCGAGGCCCGTCTGGTCAAGAAAGGCGTCGCCAAGTATGTCGACGAGCAGCCCGTGGCCCCCGCCCCGGCCGCAAAGCCGGAGCAGGAGCCCGAGACTGTACCCGAGACCGGCGACGCGCCCGCCGCTCCTGAGTACGACGAGGACATGAAGCTCGACGAGCTGAAGGAAGTGGCGGCCGCCTACGGCGTGGACGCCTATGCCATGCGCAAGAAGGCCGATGTCATCGCCGCCATCGAGGAGGCGAAGGCGGCGGCCAACGAGGCCGACGACGACCAGACCGGCGACAATGAGGAGCCCCCTCAGATCGGCGCCGCGGATCCCGTCTAATGGCCTTCGACTTCAAGAAAATGGTCGCTGACGACCGCCGCCTCGTGTTCCTCAACCTCGCCGAGTTCGGCGAGGAGCACAAGGTCGACGGCAAGACCATCACCGTCGTGCTGGATGACAACGCCCTGAAGGAACGCCAAGGGGGGCAAGAGCTGGGCGTGGCAGAGTCGTCCCTCATGCTGTATGCAGCAGTCGAGGATCTGCCGCCCCGGCGCCCGGCGGGCGAAGGGCTCAACATCGACGGCCGCGAGTATATCGTCAACGACTGGAGCGAGGACATGGGCGTCGCCACCATCGCGCTCGGCCAGACCGTGACCATGTAAAGGAGGTGCAGCCGTGTCCATAGTCAACAGCATCGAGACCGTCCGGGAGTGGCTGGGCTCCACCGTCTGCCCGATGGTGCAGCTCAAGCTCCCCGACGACAGCGCGACCGACGCCTCCTACCCCTACAAGCTGGTCAACCCGACCGCGTTCTCGCTTTTCGTCCCGTCGAAGGACAGATTGCCCCCAAAGGTGCCGGCCCCCATCCCCTCGGTCTGCGTGCAGATCGTGGAGGGCACCGACAGCCTGACCATGAGCTCGAGGAGCATCAAGATCCGGCTTTGCTTCTCTGCGTGGGATCCCGGCTACCACGGGCGCGACATCTTCAAACCGAAAAACGACGGCAGCGGCGCATACGTCCAGTGGCAAAACGAGGAGGCCGCGGCCTTCTTCGAGAAAAACGGCGAGGGCTGGCGCGACGCATGGAATTTTGTGGACACGGCCCTCCGTATGATCGAGAACGCCGAGTACATCGGCCCGCTGCGCGTCATGAAGGAGGACGGCATCACCTTCGGCCCTGTGTCTGAGCAGGACGCCGTCCCGGACTTCTACCCCTACTGGTTCGCGTGGGTGGAGTTTTCTGCCGAGGAGCCCCTGACACGCACGCCGAAGGACTACCAACACCTGCTTTAAGGGCAGCCGGCCGGCTGCTCTAATTTTATGCAAAGGAGGAAAAGCAGATGGCAAACGAATACCTCTACGGCGCATACGGCCACATCGGCGAGACTGTGGCACAGAGCGCCGTGCAGGCGGGCACCACGCCGGTCTATATCGGCACGGCACCCGTCAACCTCGTGCGCGGCTTCGCAGACGCCGGCGTCATCAACGAGCCGATCAAGCTCAGCAACATGATCGACGCGCAGCGCAAGCTCGGCTATGCGGCCGACTGGGGCACCTTTACGCTCTGCGAGGTCATGAACGCGCACTTCAACAACACCCTCGGGAACATCGGCCCCATCTACGTCATCAACGTCCTCGACCCGTCTGCGGGCAAGCACCGCAAGGCGACCGAGACCACCCAGGAGCTTTCTTTCACGGGCGGCCGGGCCGAGTTTGCGAGCTCCACCATCATCCTCGACACCATGACCATCGCCAAGAGCGATGGCGGCGACTACGCCGAGGGCACCGACTACGCTGTGGACTATAACTTCACCAAGGGCACCGTCATCATCACCAGCCTGATCGCGGACTCCCCGCTCACCGGCACCCTGACGGCCAGCTTCTACGAGGTGGACGACAGCGCCATCGAGGACGACGACATCATCGGCGGCGTGACGGCCGGCGGCGAGTACAGCGGCCTGAGTTCCATCGCGCTGCTCTACCCCGAGCAGTTCGCGGTCTGCAACCTGATTGCCGCCCCCGGATGGAGCCATAGCCCGGCGGTCTACAACGCTATGCTCACCGCGAGCCAGAAGATCAACGGCCACTGGGACGCCTTCGTCGTGGCTGATCTGCCCCTTGTGAGCGGATCCTCTGCGGTCGGGCAGGCCGAGGTCGACGAGGCGCAGGTCGGTGCCACGGCGGTCGACACCATCGAGAAGGCCATCGCGTGGAAGAAAAGCAACGCCTTCGACAACGAGAGATCCAAGGTCTACTGGCCGCAGGGCATCGACAACCTCGGCAACGTCTACCATCTGAGCACGCTGGCCGTGGTCGAGCTCATGCGGGCCGACTTCAGCCACAACAGCGTGCCGATGGAGACCTGCGGCAACAAGGCGATCCCCATCATCAAGCAGTATTTTGGGGCCAACGCCACCAACCGCGGCTTCAGCCAGCAGGAGGGCAAGGAGCTGACGCAGAACGGCATCAGCACGGCCGTCGCATGGGGCGGCGAGTGGGTGCTGTGGGGCGACCACACCGCCGCCTACACCTACGGCGCCGACGTGGATCCCCGGGCGATCTTCGACGTGTCCATGCGTATGCTCATGCACATCACCAACGACTTCCAGAGGGAGTGGAGCCCGCGCATCGACGAGCCCATGACCCGGGCGCTCAAGGACGAGATCATCAACCGCGAGCAGGAGAAGCTCGACGGGTATGTCAGCATGGGCGCGCTGCTGGGCGAGCCGCAGATCGTGTTCCTCGAGAGCGAGAACAGCACCACCGACATCATGAACGGCGACTTCCGCTGGGACATCGCCGTCACCCCGACCCCGCCCCTCAAGTCTGCGAGCGTGTACGTCGCATACACCGACGCCGGCTTCTCTGTCTACTACGAAGGAGGTGACGAGTAATGGCAAATCTGTGGCTTGACCTGAAGGGCCCCATCCTCGCCGACACCGTGTACATCAACGGCGTCCTCGTCGCCAAGGACGTGACCATCACCCTGCCGGCCGTCACCCATGTGACCGCCGATTATAAGGCGATGGGCACCTACACCGCACCCATGACCGGCCAGATCGAAGGCATGGAGGCCGCCATCACCAAGATCGGCATCGACAAGGGGCTGCGCTCCATGGTGCAGCTCGAGAGCAAGACGCTGGAGGTCAGATGGGCGCAGGATGTCAAGTACGCCGACGGCTCCACCAAGACCGAAGGCTGCAAGGCGTTCATGCGCTGTGTCCCGAAGCTGATCCCGGGCCTGTCCGTGGATCCGGGCAACCCTTCGGAGAACGAGGTCACGCTGGCCGTGAGCCGCTATCAGGTTTTCGTCGCCGGCGAGGAGTTCTGCCTGATCGACCAGCTCAACACCATCATGCGCATCGGCGGCGTGGACTACGTCAAAGACCTGCGCAGCGTGCTGTAACAACAGATGGGCGCCGCCCGAGGTGGGCGGCGTCCCTCTTTTTATCAACGAAAGGAGACAACGACCATGGAAAAGCTGACACTCAGCAACCCCATCACCATCAACGGCAAGAAGGTCAAGACCCTGACCTATGACACCGGCGCGATCACCGTGGGAATGTTCGCCGAGGCCGAGGCGCTGAAACTGCGCGCCACCACCCACAAGGCGGGCGGCAGCGCCGGCGCCACCGAGCTCGACTACTCCATGCACCTCTACCTCGCTATGATGGCGATCACCGCCGTCAACTCCGAGATCGACATCGCCGACCTCGAGCGTATCAGCGGCCCCGATGTCATGCAGCTCGTGAGGATCGGGCGAAATTTTACCACAGCGAGGTCGGAGGCACCCTCCGAGCAAAGCGACTCGGAGAGCTCACCCGAGACTACTCCCGAGCCTTCCACATCTCAGTCGGAGAGCTCCGGCGAGAACGCCTGACCGACTTCCTGCTCGAATACTACGAAGCGGCCGAGGAGGCAAAAAAGCAGCGGGCCAAGATCCCGAAGCCGAAGATCCCCTACATCCGGCCGCATAGGAGGAGGTGACGCCAGTGGCCAAAAACAAAGTACTGCAAGCCGTCGTGAGCCTCGCCGGAACCATCGACCCATCGCTCGGCAAGGCGCTGGATGATGTCACCGGCAAGCTGGACAAGGTCAACTGGAAGGCCGTGGCCGTCGGCGGCGCCGTGGGCGGCATCGCAGTCGCAACGGGCAAGGCGGTCGTCGAGGCAGGGAAGTATCTGGCAGACCTCGGCAACGAGTACAACACGGCCATCAATCAGCTCTCGGCGGCGACCGGGGTGACCGGCGACGAGCTGGGAGCTCTCGGGGAAAGCGTCAAGAACATCTACGCAAAGGGGCTCGGCGACGACTTCGCCGATGTGGCAGACGGTCTGGCTGCGACGCAGCAGGCCAGCGACCTGACCGGCGAAGCGCTGGAGCAGGCGACCGCCGCCGGCTTCAACCTGCGGGACGTGTTTGACTACGACGTCAGCGAGAGCGCACGGGCGGCGTCGGCCCTGATGAAAAACTTCGACCTCGACGCCGAGGAAGCCTACGGCCTGATCGCCGTGGGCGCACAGAATGGCGCAGACAAAAACGGCGACCTGCTGGACACCCTGAACGAGTATAGCCCGCAGTTCGCAGCCCTCGGTCTCAGTGCTGACCAGTTCATCGGCACCCTCGTGGAGGGCGCTGACGCCGGCCTGTTCTCCATCGACAAAGTCGGCGACGCTGTCAAGGAGTTCAACATCCGGGCAAAGGATGGCAGTGACTCGAGCCGGGAAGCCTTCGAGAGCCTCGGGCTGAACGCAGACAAGATGTTCACGGCCTTCGCAGCAGGTGGAGACACCGCGGAAGCCGCGTTCTTCGACACCGTCGAGGCGCTCAACAGCATGGATGACCCACTCGCCCGCAACGCGGCCGGCGTGGCCCTGTTCGGCACGCAGTTCGAGGATCTGGAGGCCGGAGTGCTGCCGGTACTGGCAAACATCGAGACCGCAGCCTATGACGGCGCGGCGGCTCTCCAGCAGATCAACGACGTGAAGTACAACGACCTCGGCAGCGCCTTCGAGGCGATCAAGAGGTCGGCCGAGGTCTCGCTGCTGCCGATGGCGTCCATGATCGCCAACACCCTGACGGCTCTGGCGCCAATCCTGCGGGAAACTTTCGAGGCCATCGCCCCCGTCATCACGGAGACGCTCAACACCTGTATGCCGTTTGTGCAGCAGTTCCTTGTGGGGATGGGCGACGCTCTCAAGACCGTGCTCCCCATGGTCTCACAACTGGCCGCCGGCCTGCTGCCGCTTCTGGCGCAGCTCGTCTCGGCCTTCCTGCCGCCGCTCCTCGAGCTGGCGCAGCAGCTACTCCCGCCACTTATGCAGATCGTGCAGGCCATCCTCCCGCCCATCGTGAGCATCCTGACCTCGATCCTGCCAATGCTGACGCAGATCATCTCGACGATCCTGCCCATCCTGACCAGCCTGATCTCGGCCCTGCTGCCGGTCATCACCCCGCTGCTCGAGGTCGCGCTTCAGATCGTCAACAGCGTCATCATGCCCCTCGTTCCCCCTCTCATGCAGATCATCGAGGCGCTGCTACCGCCCCTGATGTCGCTGCTCAACGCCATCATGCCGATCCTGAGCCCCCTGCTGGGGATCCTTCAGCCCATCGCGTCGGTGCTCGGCACCATTGCAAACGTCATCGGCAAGATCGTGAGCTTCGGCGCAGGAGTCATCAACAGCATCGCCGGCCTGTTCGGCGGCGGTGGGGGCGGCGGGGCTTCCGGCTTCGCAACCGGCGGCTTCACGAGCGGCCCGTCCATCGCGGGCGAGGATCCGCGCTACCCGACCGAGGCCGTCATCAGTTTCAACCCTGCATATAGGTCGCAAAACCTGTCCTACTGGGCCCGCGCCGGCGAAATGCTCGGCGCTATGGACGAGGGCGGGTATGAGCCTATCAGCACCGGCTCGGGCACGTCTGTGGTCTATGACCTGAGCGGCCTGTCCTTCAGCCCCACGATCAAGGTCGACGGCAACACCGACGAGGACGCCCTGATCCGAAAGCTGCGGGATCTGGAGCCGGAGTTCATCGACTTCATCCTCGAAGCACTCGCAAGAAGGGAGGGCGGCGCCTATGTCACAGCAGATAGTCGGCTATATTGATTACACCGCGCAAGGCGGCGACACCTTCGACAGCATCGCGCTGGCAGCCTATAACGAGGAGCGGATGGCGAGCACCATCATCAACGCCAACCGTGACCTCTGCGACGTGCTGATCTTCGAGGGCGGCGAGGCTGTGCGGATCCCTATCGTCGAGACTGTGGAGACGCCGGACACCCTGCCGCCGTGGAGGAGGTGACGGCCCTGTGAAAATCATCTACGAGGGGACGGACATCTACCCTGAGATCAGCGTCCACCGCTGCTACCACGATATGTACGCGGACAAGCAGAGCGACGAGCTGCTGCTCAAGCTCAACGACACCCGGGAGCTGTGGGACAGATGGAGCCCCAAGAAGGGCGACACCATCGCCGTCGAGGACGGCGCAGCCAAGACGGGCAAGATGTTCGTCGAGAGCATCGTCCCCGAGTCTGGCGTCATCACCCTGCGGGCATACTCGGCCCCACAGTCTACCAAGGACAAGAGGAGCAAGTCGTGGGAAAAGGTCAAGTTCCTGCAACTGATCCAAGAGATCGCCGGCCGGCACGGTCTCACGGTCGAGACCTACGGCGTCACCGATCAGACCTACGACTACGTCGAGCAGAACAACCTCCCCGACTTCGCTTTTCTTCAGGCACGCTGCACCCTCGAGGGCGCGGCTTTTTTAGTCTATGACGGCAAGCTGGTCATCTACGACGAGGCATACATGGAGGGACAGCAGCCCGTCGACACCGTCACCATCACGCCGGCCAACGACTTCGAGTACCGGGACGAGGGTGCCTACGCCTACGGCTCGGCCGAGGCCGTCAACGGCGGCCTGACCGGCACCTTCTCGGCACCGGCCGGAGGTGACAAGGTGCTGCGCAAGATCCTCCCCTTCCGCATGACCGACCAAGCAGAGGCCGACCGCTTCGCCAAGGGCCTGCTCCGGGACGCCAACAAAGAGGCGACCGTCGCAACGCTCTGGACGGGGACGCTGCTGCGCGAGTATGCAGCGGGATCCGTGGTGACACTCTCCACCGAGGGAGTCGCCTCGTGGAACGGCACGGCCTTCGTGAGCCGGATCCGGCACGACTATGTCAAGAGCCGGAGCAAGCTCTACCTGCGCAAGCCTCTGGAGGGATATTGACAATGCCAAACAGTAACACCCAAATGATCCAAAAGGGCAAGATCTCGAGCGTCGAGGGCGAGCCCGACAGAAACGGCGACAAGACCACGGCCCGGGTGCTCCCGTGCACCGCCGACAGCCTCGTCACGAGGCCGCTGACGATCCCGTGGTATCTGCGCGGGGAGATGGGAAACCTGAGCCCCGGCGTGGAGGTCGCTTACGCTATGTTCGAGGACGGCACCGGCCTGATCCTCTCCCGTATGGACGGAGAGTGGCCCGGCATCATCCCCGGCGACATCACTATCAAGAAGGGCGCGCTCACCGTGCAGGACAAGGGCGTCAGCGTTCCGTCGGCCGATGTGAAGGCGGGTAGCATCAGTCTGAACAGCCATACCCACACCTGCCCCGACGGAGGCACGAGCGGCCCACAATAAGGAAGGAGGCCGAGCATCATGTCCGTCATGGCATCATGGAACGGCAAGACGTGGGGCGTCTCCCCCGAGCGGATCGCAGCCCTGAATGGCGTCTCGGCCAGCGTGGAGCTGGACACCGAGAACAGCGACGACAAGGCGGGATCCCCGGCCACCAAGACCAAGGCCCTCAAGCTCCAGAGCATGAGTTTCGACTTCGATCTCGCCGTCGCCGTGGGCTGCGATGTCCGCGGCGAGTATGAGTCGTGGACGGCGCTGGTGGGCCAGTACGCCCCCTTCTACCTCGGCGGCACACGCTTCGGGCCGCCCAACCTTCAGCTCACCGGCGTGAGCCTCGGCGACACCACGGTCGACAACCTCGGCCGGATCCTCAAGGGCAAGATCACCATCAGCCTGACCGAGTTTGCTGAGGAGGCCAGCAGCAAGAAGGCAACCGCCGGCAGCTCCTCCGGGGGCAGATCGTCTCCGGCCGGAGTCTCCACCGGCGTCGGCCCACGTCTGAGCGCCATCACCGTCGGCGCATCCAGTAGCGACAAAGCTGCCAAGAAACCCAACAACATACAACTGACCTAAAGCGAGGTGATCCCATGAAAGCAAGCGGCAACGCAGCGCCAGAGACCTGCGTGCAAAATCTTCTAAAGACCATCCGCGGCGAGGCGCCATACGAGCGCATCAAGGGGATCGACCGCACCCTGATCGACAAGCCAAGCGGGACGGCTGCCAATGATCTGGCCGCCGACATGGAGTTCGTCGTGGAGACCTACGAGCCCCGTGTGCGCCTGAGCTCGTCCGATCTGGTCGCGCTGGTCGCACAGACCGGCGACTTTGAGCTGCGGGCCAGCATCGACAACAACACACTCTGAAGGAGGTGAACAGCATGAGCGACGAGACCAACACCTACGGCGACGACATCCACCTCACCACCACCGACGCGACGACCATCTACAACACTCTGATCGCTGCGCTCGAAAAGGGCGCCGGCGAGCCTCTGTACCCCGGCGACGAGCGCCGGATCTTCGGCGAGGGGCTCGTGGCCGTGTTCGTCGCCCTCTACAACAGCCTCGACGACACCGGGCGGCAGACCCTCCTCCGCTATGCGCGGGGCGAGGTGCTGGACGCCATCGGCGAGCGGCTGGACGTCCACAGGCTCGAGGGATCTCCGGCAAGGACGACCATGCGCTTCTCTGTGAGCACGCCGCAGCCCAACAACATCATCATCCCGAAGTGGACAAAGGTGACGCCAGACAGCGACCACTACTTCGCCACCGACGAGATCGCCGTCCTTCAGGCCGGTGCCTACTCCGTGGAGATCCCGACCTCGGCGGTCAACAACGGCACCGAGTACAACGGGTACGCCCCGGGCACCATCTCCACCCTCGTCGACCTGATCCCCTACATCGAGAGCGTCACCAACATCACCACAACGGCCGGCGGCGACGACGGCGAGCCATACACCGAGGAAGGCGACAACCGGCTGCGCGAGCGCATCCGACTGGCGCCGGCGTCTCGGTCTACGGCCGGGCCCGAGCAGGCTTACATCTACTGGGCCATGACGGCCGACAGCTCCATCATCGACGCCAGAGCCGTCAGCGAGACGGAGACCATCAGCCGCACCCTCACGGTCTACGACGGACACACCTTCATCGGAGGCGGCCGGCTGCTGCCGGACACCCTGATCGTCAAAAAGCACGGGGAAAGCGCGGCAGGCACCGAGGACACCGACTACACCGTGGACTATGCCGACGACCTGCTGACCATCGAGCTCAAAGGGGCCCTCTCGGGCGCTGAGAGCATCGACATCACCATCACCCGCACCCTCGAAGGCTGCGTCAAGATCATCCCGCTGCTGGAAGGCGGCGAGATCCCTGACGAGAGCATCCTCAAGAAGGTGCTGGAGGCGTGCAACGCATCGGACATCAGGCCGCTCACCGACATGGTCAGCGCTATGGCTCCCGAGGTCATCACCTACGACATCGAGATCGTCTACTACGCCACCCCCGAGACAGAGGCCGAGGTCGTCGCCAACGTGGAAGGCACAGGCGGCGCCATCGACCGCTACAACGAGTGGCAGGTGGGCGCGCTGGGCCGGGACATCAACCCCGACCAGCTCCGCAAGCGGATCCTCTGCCCGTCGTGGGGCGAAAACCTGACCGGCGCCTTCCGCGTGGACGTGACCAAGCCAGCATACACGCCCGTCAGTGACACGCAAGTCGCCAAGTTCAGCGGGCACCTGACTGTCAGCCACAAGACAGAGAGCGAGGTGGTCTAAATGCGGCTCAGCGAAGTCGAGATGATCAAGCTCCTGCCCTCGTGGATGGCGCAGGACGGCGCCGATCAAGGGCTGGCTTCCGGCTGCGACACGCTAACCCGGGACGCCTATGCCCGCCTGAAGCTGCTGAGCAGGTGGGACAAGATCGACCAGCTCAGCGAGGCAGAGCTCGACGAGATGGCGTGGGAGCTGAACATCCAGTGGTATGACAGCACCGCACCCGTCGAGACCAAGCGGGCCGTCATCCGCAGCAGCGACCGCGTCTATGCCAAGCTCGGCACCCGCTACGCCGTAGAGCAGATCATCACCGACTACTTCGGCAGCGGGGAGGTTAGAGAGTGGTATGAGTACGGCGGCCTCCCGCACCACTTCAAGGTACTGAGCGCCAACCCGGAGCTCGTCAACAGCAACCTCGCCCTCTTTCTCAATCTGCTGCGTACTGTAAAGCGACGCAGCGCATGGCTCGACGCGATCCTGATCTGTCTGACCGGCGAGATGTTCCTGTATTCCGGGATGGCCGTGCGAGAGCACAGCGAGGACAGGCACATCATGGGCACCGACGAGATCCACATCTACCACGGGGCGGCCGTGCACGACAACAACCGCGAGACCGTCACCATCGGCACCAGCGCCGTGCTCGCAGCAGAATAACCGAAAGGAGATAGACATGGCGGCTTTTATCAACAACGACATCACCGCCGCGGGCCTGATCGTACTGGCGAAGGGCGTGGCGGGCGAAAAAATCAACTACACCAAGATCGTCCTCGGTGACGGCTACCTCGAGGAGGGCCAGACGCCCCGCTCCCTCACCGACGTGGTCAGCCCGAAGGCGGTCATCGACATCACCAAATGCACCGTAAACGGAGACGGCACCGTCAGCGTCGGCGGCATCTTCACCAATGACATGACGGCCGAGGGCTTCTACTACCGAGAGCTCGGACTCTATGCCGAGGATCCTGACCCCGATGTGGGCGAGGTGCTGTACTGCTACGGCAACTGCGGCGACCTCGCCGAGTGGATCCCCCCGACCGGAGGCGCCACCATCGTCGAGAAAACCATCGACATCGTGACGGCCATCGGATCGGCCACCAACGTGACGGCCTACATCCCCGCGGACGCATACGCGACCAAGGAGGACTACGAAAACTACAAGGCCATCGCCCTCGCGGCGCAGGCAACGGCCAACAGTGCCCTCGCCTATGCGCAGCAGGCGGTCACAATCGCACAGCAGGCAGCGGCGGCCGTGGTGGATCTGAGCAATACCGTCGCACAAAACACCAGCAAGATCACGACCCTGTGGGACGCGGTTTTCGGAGACATCACGACCAACCCCTTCCAGATCACCTTCGCGGATCTGTCCGGCATCACCCTCGTCACCGGCGTCTGGAACGCCTCGCTCCAGCGCCTCGAGTGCTAAGCTGTGCGCGGGCATGGGTACACGCCGATCCCGCTGCCGGAGGCGTCCTGCATCATCGCGCACCTGTTTGTCGAGCTGGCGCTGCCCTGCTCCTGCTGCACGCAGGAGGGCGGCCTGATCGTCATTCAGGGCACCGCATACGACGGAACCGGCGCAAGGATCACGATCAAAGGCGAGGAGGTGAGATACTACGGCAAGCAACGGACACTCGAGGCCATACGAGCGGGCCAATGTAGGCCGCCCGCCCTTCGGCCGTGAAAAGCTCCCGGAGATGCAGGTCATCAGCGACGCCAAGGAGCTCGAGAAGCACACCTACATCAAAACGCGCAACCCTAACATCTTCCCCAAGAAGGAGCGGCTCGGTCTGGCTCAACGGATGATGAACGAGGCCAGCGACCTTGTCGCCGATCTGATGGAGGCCAACGACCTGCTCCTGACCGACCCGGAGGAGCGGGAGCTGCGATACCGGGCGCAGCGGTCGGCTCTGCGTAACTGTCGCAAGCTGATCCACCACATCGAGCTCGCCCACGAGATCCTCAGCGGCCTCGGCGATGACGCCTTTGCACACTGGGCGAAAATGGCGGCCGGCGTAAAAAATCAGACCGCCAAATGGTACAAATCAGATAAAGAAAGAGCCGCCAAGATGGACGCGCAGCGGCGTCCGTAAGCGGCTCTGTGGGGTGTGCCTTGTTTTTTCGTGCCGGCTCGGCCAACAACGCCCGCAACGTCAACTCTGACGGCACGCTGAACAGGAACAACGCCTACAACGGCAACAACGGCCTGCGCCCCGCTTCGATGGAAAGCCCGACTTATTAACCGGCCGGAAACGGACGGCGAACGCTGTGCACCATCATCCAAGGAAGGCACATCCCTCCCGCAGCCGGCGCCGTATGACCGGGCTGGTCATGGGTAAACACAAGGCTGCCGATGCTCCCGGCGGCGCACGCAAAGCGTGGCCGGAGCTATTCACGGCAGGGATATTTTCATGGAGAACATCGTCAACAGTTTTACATCACTCTACAAAGCATACCGCAAAACCCGCTGCGGGAAGCGAGACAACCCGACGGCCATGCGCTACTGCATGGAGGCCATCGAGCGCACAGACGACCTCGCCGGCCGCCTTCAGAGGCGTGAGTACACCTTCGGGCCCTACTACCCCTTCAAGGTGTACGAGCCCAAGGAGCGGCTCGTCCTCGCCATTGACTTCGAGGGCAAGGTCGTCCAGCACTCGTTATGCGACAACGTCCTCGAGCCCGTATTCTCCCGGCGCTTCATCCGCGACAACTATGCCGGCCAAATCGGCAAAGGCACCCATGACGGGCTCGACCGTCTGGCGAAAGCTATGCGCCACTACTTCTTCAGCCGGAAGGCAGCAGACGAGGAAGCCCGCAGGGCTGCCGGCCTGCCCTACCGGCCGATGGAGGAGTGGGACTACGCCGACGGCTGGGTGCTGAAGGGAGATTTTTCAAAATTCTTTTACACCCTGCTCCATGCCGTCTGCTTTGACAAGGCCCGGAAGGCTCTGGCCTCCCTGTCTGACGAGGAGCTGATCGACTTCGTCGAGTGGCTGCTCTGGCTCATTATCGACAGCACGCCAGATCCCGGCGTGCCCATCGGCAACCAGTCGAGCCAACTGCTCGCCCTGCTCTATCTGGACGGCTTCGACCACTGGCTGCGGGATGACCTCGGCCTCGTCTACGGCAGATACATGGACGACTTCTACATCATCAGCAGCGACAAGCTGCTACTCCGAGAGATCCTCAAGCAGATCCGGGCATACATCGAGCCGCTGGGCCTGCGCCTGAACGGAAAGACGCAGATCTTCCCACTGAAGAACGGTATTGACTTCCTCGGCTTCCACACCTATCTCACGAGCACCGGCAAGGTGGTCAGGAAGGTGAGAGCCAAGAGCATCGACAACATGAAGCGGAAGATCCGCAAGTTCCGTGGGCTGGTGGATCGGAAGAAGATGACCCTCGAGAGCGTCGCCCAATCCTACGCAAGCTGGACGGGGCATATCTCCCACGGCAATACCTACCACCTGCGGCAGAGCATGGACGCCTACTTCTTCGCATACTTCCCGGAGCTGAAACCATCACCGAAAGGAGAAAAGCCTTATGCCTCAGAAACTCGGCAACCTCCCAAACAAGGCCAAGATCAAGTTCGGCAGCCTCTACGGCGCGCCGATCATCTGGATCAAGGCTGACAAAAACCACGCGGGATACCCCGCCAACAGCGTGACCCTCGTGACCAATCAGATCATCAAGATGCTGTGCTTCGACGCAATAGAGAGCGCCAACGGCAACAGCGACCGCCGAAACTACGGCAACAACCGATACATCTGGTCTAACTTGCGCAAGTGGCTGAACAGCGACGCCGGAGCCGGGGCGTGGTACACCGCGCAGCACAGCGCAGACGCGCCCCCGAGCACGGCTAACGTGTGGAACGGCGTCAATCAGTACCAGACCCTCGCCGGCTTCCTCAACGCCTTCTCGGCCAACGAGCGGGCCGCTCTGCTCGACACCACGATCATCGTCGGAAAGAGCTCCACAGACGGCGGCGGGACTGAGACCTGCGTGGACAAGATCTTCCCCTTGTCCTGCACAGAGGTCGGCCTCTCCGGCGACCATGTATGCGGCAGCAAGCTGGCAATCTTCAGCGACAACAGCAGCCGTGTCGCCACCGTGACCGCCTCCTGTGTCGCCAACTCCAACTACTCGAGCAACCCGTCGGCAAACTCGGCGTGGTACTACTGGCTGCGGGACGCCTATGCCGGCTCGGCCAACTACGCCCGCTACGTCTACTCTGGCGGCACGCTGAACAGGGGCGACGCCTACTACGGCGACTACGGCCTGCGCCCCGCTTGTAATCTGTCCTCTGATCTCCTGATCTCCGACACCACCGACGGGGATGGCTGCTATACAGTGGTCTACAATCAGGCGCCCACGGCGCCGTCGTCCATCTCTGTCCCGTCCGAGGTCATCGGCGGGGAGAACCTCGTCATCTCGTGGGGGCAGAGCACCGACCCCGACGGCAATCTCGCCGGCTACAAGCTGGAGCGCAAGAACAACGGCGGCACATGGACGCAGGTTTACAGCGGCAGCTCCCGGAGCTACACGGACAGCATCACCTACGGGTGGGAAAGCGTGCAGTACCGGGTGAAAGCATACGACACCGCCGGCGCAGAAAGCGCATACGCCACCAGCCCGAGCCGCACCGTCACCAACAACCGCCCGCCCGTCATCAGCGGCAGCGACACCGACCTCGGCAGTTTCGCCGCCGCCCCGCCCTCCTACGAGTACACCGTCACGGACGCCGACGGCCATCAGGTGACGGTCGTGGAGAAACTGGACGGCACGCAGCTCAAAAGCTACACCGCAACCCTCGGCCATACCAACACCCTGACGATCAGCTCTGACGCATGGCTGAAGCTCCTGAACGGAGAGCACACCCTGACCATCACCGCCACCGACGCCAAACAGGAGACTGCCGTGCGCACCCTGACCTTCGACAAGGCGGTCAACTCCGTGGAGTTTGTGCAGACCGTGGCGATGGCGGCCGACGATATGCCGACCAAGGCTCTCGTCAATATTCAGGGCGCCTTCCCGGCTGGCAGCACCCTCTCCGTGTGGGTCTGCAACAACGGCAACGACGCAAGCCCCACATGGGAGGACATCACGCAGAAGGCTCTCAACAGCCAAAAGCACTTCTTCACCAACAAGACCAAGACGGCGAGTAACTGGGGCGTCAAGATCAAGGTCAAACTTCTGCGAGGCTCGGCCGTGGGGCCCTGCTATGTGCAGTCGGTCGGCGGTAACTTCGCATAAACCAGCACCCAAGACCAGAAAGGAGGAGCAGCATGGTCTACTTCATGGAACACAGCATCAAAGCCATCCACGAGAAAGAGGAAGCCGCTGGCGGCGGCTCCGGGGGCACATCCCCCGAGGACAAGCAGCGGATCACAGACCTCGAGACGGAGCTCGGGGAGCTGTCTGACGCCATCGAAAGGGGGCTGACCACATGAACACCAAGTACAGCGGCCTCGAGGCCGCCCTGCGCAGCGCCCGCATGACCTTCGTGAGCGAGGCAACGGCCGGAGACCGCACCGGCACCGAGATCGTCGCCTGCGAGGAGTTGCTGCCTGCGTGGACGAAGGAGGGCCCCAAGGGGGACGGCAGCCACGAGGTCGGCGAGCCCTGCACCCATGCCGGACAGGCGTGGAAGTGCTGCCAAGCCCACAACACCAACAACAACCCGGACATCGAGCCGGGCCAGAGCCCCGCACAGTGGGCTCCCTACCACACCACCGACCCGGCCAAGGCAAAGCCCTTCATTCAGCCGCAGGGGGCCCACGACGCCTATCAGAAGGGCGAGTGCTGCCTCTGGACTGATGGCAAGGTCTACCGCTCCATCATGGAGGGGGCCAACGCATACAGCCCGGAAGCCTACCCGCAAGGCTGGAAGGTCGTCGAGGAAGGAGGCGCCGCATGATCGAGTTAGACATCACGCAGCTCGTTGCCCTCATGGGGATCCCGTCGGCCATCACGGGGCTGTGCTTCTGGTGCATCAAGCGCAGTCTCGCCAAGAGGGACGAGGAACTCGACCGCCGCGACGCTGCACGAGAGAGAAACGAGGTGCTGCTCGTGCGCAGCGTAGGGGCTGCCATCGCGCTCGGTGAGGCGACAGCCACCGCCATGAAGAACGGACACACCAACGGCGAGACCGAGGCGGCCCTCGAATATGCGCGGCAGGTGAAACACGCGCAAAAAGACTTTCTGACCGAGCAGGGCATCCACGCGATCTACTGAGGGAGGCGACACCCATGGGAAGATACCGGCGCAAGCGGGAGGCCAAGGCCAGACGCAGGCCGTGGGAGTTCAAAAAGAAGCTGGCGGCGTGGGCCGTTCTCGCCGCTACTCTCTCGGCTGTGGCGTCCTATGTGCTGGCCTTCCTCGATAAGCAAACGGCGAGCGACGTGTCAATCGCCATTTTCACCGCCTGCATCGGCTACCTCGTGAGCTATGCAGCGGCATCGACCACCGAAAAGGTCAGCCGAAACCGGCACGGCCTCGACGCTGATGGCAACCCCATCAGCGGGGCCGCCGGCCACCATACCAACACAACCACATCAGACAAGGAGGCAAAAGGATGAACATGATCGACATCACCCCTATCGTCAACGCCGTCATCGCGTTGCTCGCCGCAGGCGTCAGCGTGTTCCTGATCCCGTGGATCAAGAGCAAGACCACCGATGCGCAGCGAAAGGAGCTGCTTGAGTGGGTGAAGATCGCCGTCGCCGCGGCCGAACAGCTCTACAATGGGCAGGGCCGAGGCGAGGAAAAGAAGCAGTACGTCCTCGACTTCCTCGCGTCCATGGGCTTCACTGTGGACGAGGAGGCCATCAACGCGGCCATCGAGGCAGCAGTCAACCAGCTTAACGGCGGCAACCTGCCGCTGGAATAATCAACACGGGGCGGGCCATCTGGCCCGCCCTTTATTCTGCAAGAAGGAGGAACACGTCATGACCAACACCAAGGACATCGAAGGCATCGCCCTGAAGCCGGGCGAGGAGCTGACCGAGGAAGTCCTCGACGAGCTCAGCAACGGGAAGGGGGATGACGAGGATGAGTAACAGCACCCTGATTTCCTACACCAAGCTCAGCCCCAACCACTCGGGCAAGCGCACCAAGAAGATCGACACCGTCACGATCCACTGTATGGCCGGCCAGCTCTCCGTCGAGAGCTGCGGCGCACTGTTCGCACAGAGCAGCCGGGAGGCGTCCAGCAACTACGGCATCGGCAACGACGGCCGCATCGCCCTCTATGTGGACGAGGGCAACCGCTCGTGGTGCACCTCGTCCAACGCCAACGACCAGAGGGCCGTCACCATTGAGGTCGCCAGCGACGCGAAGCACCCCTACGCTGTCAACAGCAAGGCATACGACGCGCTGCTGGATCTCGTGACCGACATCTGCAAGCGCAACGGCATCAAGCGGCTCGTCTGGTCGACCAGCAAAAGCGACCGTATGAACCACCTGAACGGCTGCAACATGACCGTGCACCGGGACTACGCGAACAAAGCCTGCCCGGGCGACTGGCTCTACAACCGCCACGGGGAGATCGCGGCCGAGGTCAACCGCCGGCTCGGATCCGGCAGTAGCACCCCCTCCACCGGGGAGAGCACCGGCGGCGCGGCTGACATCAAGATCGGCGACGTGGTAGAGTTCACCGGCACCAAGCACTACGTCAGCTCCACGGCCGCGGCTGCGTCGAGCTGCAAGCCCGGCAAGGCCAAGGTCACAGCGCTTGCCAAGGGCAAGGCGCACCCATACCACCTGATCGCCGTCTCTGGCGGCGGCTCCACCGTCTACGGCTGGGCAAATGTGGCCGACATCAAGACCGGCACGGCAGCCGCGGCCACCTCGTACCTCGTGGAGGTGACGACCGACGTGCTGAACATCCGCAAGGGCCCCGGCACCAGCTACGGCACCAACGGCTCCATCAAGGACAAGGGCACCTACACCATCGTCGCCGAGAGCGACGGGCCCGGGGCCTCTAAGTGGGGCAAGCTCAAGAGTGGCGCCGGCTGGATCTCGCTGGATTACACCAAGAAGGTCTAATTGTGCAGATTGCTACCGGCGCGGCGCGGATCGCCACCGGCCGGAAGCTCTGAAACCGTCAAAACATACAAAAAGAGCCCGCTCGGGAGTGATCCCGGGCGGGCTTTTTCTGTTTATGCGGCTATTCCTCCACGGCGTCCTCTGCCGGATTGTCGGCGCTCTCGCTCTGCACTGCCTCAGCGGCGACCAGCTCGGCCTCGGTCGGATGGAAACGGACGACATAGCCGTTTGCATCATAGAAGCCACCGAAAGCGACCGTAAAGATGTCCACGATCCATCCGATCCCGAAGAAGCCGGCCGTCAGCGTCCAGATGACACCCGTGCCGATCTTCCCCACATAGTACCGATGCACGCCGAGCACACCGAGAAAAATGCACAATGGAAGGACGACCGCCTTGCTTTTTGGCGAGGTGGGACGCTGCGCAGCCGGCACGCTGGCCGGACGCTCGCCGCCGCTGCTGGTCGTGTACGACAGGCCCGTGCCGGGCACGCCGATGGTCGTGTGGCTTTTCCCGGTCGTGCTGACCGTGTGCTTCAGCCCCTTCGGGCCGAAGGTGACGCTCGCACTCTTTTTGTTGAGATTAACGCGCACGCCCGGGGCAATCTTGAAACTTCTCCTGAAACGTAAACCCATGATTTTATCCTCCTTTTCTCCCTTGCGTTTTTTAGCATTTAGGCATCTTTGGCATAATATTACCATGCCGGGCGTGCTAATGTCAAATAGCCATCTTTGGCATAAAGGGAGGAGGCGCATTTTGAAAATATACAGGCCATACGGTCGGTGCAACATCTCAGGCGAGCGCGTCCGCGAAGCCAGAGAGAAGGCCGGCCTCTCGCAGGAGCGCCTCGCATACAAGATCCAGATCGCGGGGCTCGACATCACGCAGAAGGCCATCAGCCGGATCGAGACGGGCGACAGAGTGGTCGCAGACTACGAGCTCGAGTATCTGGCCGACGCCCTCGGTGTGACTGTCTACCACCTGCTCGGGAAAGAATGAAAGCAGCGCAGCCAGAGCGGCCGCGCTGCTTTTTTTATGCCGAAAAACGCTAAAAATCGACTTTTCCTCTTGACTTTATATAGCAAATGCTATATAATATAATCACAGGCAAGGGATAGCCGAGTAAATCAGGAAGGAGGTCAAAACCGCAGAAAGGAGGCGAAACCGTGGACAGTGAGCAGATGAAAAAACTGCTCGAGCTACTGGAACAGGCTCTAAAGTGTGAACAGGTTGCCACCATCACGATCACAATAAAGCCAAACCAGAAGCCCAAGCAGTAAGGTCGAAGGACGGCGGGAAAATCCCGCCCGCCGTTCCCTCTTATTATAACCACCAAACCACGGCGAAGTCAAGCGGGAGGCATGAGCATGGACATCTCGATCAAAATCAGCTATAAAAACGAGGGGCTGCAAAAGCTCCGCAAGGCGGCCGGCCTGTCACAGTCTCAGCTCGCCAACAAGGCGGGGATCCGTGTGCAGGTGCTCCAACAGTACGAGCAGGGCGTCCGGGATCTGAGCGGCGCCAAGCTGGCGACACTCCTCAAGCTGTGCAACGCGCTGGAGTGCAGGCTGGCCGACATCGTAACGGACGAGGAGACGCTGGAGCTCCTGAAGGCATACGACAACCACTGAGCACCGAGGGGCGGCCATAGAGCCGCCCCTCTTTTTCTATTTTACGGAGGGAAACACCATGGGGAAACACTTCAGCCATCTGACGCCGACGCAGCGTACGCAGATCGACGCCTTCGTGCGGGCCGGCATGAAGGTCGTGGACATAGCCAAGGAGATCGGCGTCCACTATACCACCATATACAGGGAGCTCAAGCGGTGCACCTACGAGCACCTCAACAGCGACTACACCACAGAGATCCGATACAACCCGGACGGAGCACAGGCCCGGTATGAGGCCAACCTGCGAGCAAAGGGCCCCGACCTGAAGATCGGGAGCGACTACGAGCTGGCCGACTACCTGATCGAGAAGATCCGGGACGAGAAGTACAGCCCCGAGGCGGCTATCGGAGAGGCCGAGGTCTGCGGCTGGCCCTTCCGGGTTCATATCTGCGCGAGCACGGCCTACAACTACATCAGGGCAGAGATCTTCGGCGACGATCTGACCGTGGAGATGCTGCCGCAGCACGGCAAGCGCCGCCGGAAGCCAGAGCGGCCCGAGGGCAGCATCCCCCGCAAGCCGGCCGGCAAGAGCATAGAAAAGCGCCCGGAGATCGTGAACACGCGCACGACCTTCGGGCACTGGGAGATGGACAGCCTCGAGAGCGGCAAGGGCTTCAAGCGGACGTGGCTCATGCTCACCGAGCGCAAGACCCGCCGGGAGATCATCGTCCCCATGAAGGACAAGACAAGCGAGAGCGTCGTCCGGGCTCTCAACGGCATCGAGCGCAAACTGGGCTCCCTATTCCCTCGGATCTTCGTGACCATCACCTGCGACAACGGCACCGAGTTCTCTGACGCCGACGGCATCGAAAGTAAGCGCCGCGGGAAGGGCAAGCGCACGACCGTCTACTATTGCCACCCGTACACCCCGAGCGAGCGCGGCACCAACGAAAACCAAAACGGCCTGATCCGGCGACTCGTCCCGAAAGGGACAGACCTCGCCACCCTCTCGCCCCAAGAGGTGAAGGCTGCCGAGGCATGGCTCAACAGCTACCCCCGCAAAATGTTCGGTTTTCTGTGCTCCGAGCAGCTTTTCCGGGAGGAGCTGGCCCTCATCATGGCTTGAGAAAAATATTTTTAGACTTTTTTAGCATTTACTATTGACAAACGGCGACGTCCCCATTATTATTAAATGCACAGAGACTCAACCGAGTCACCTGTGCATTTTCTTTTTATATCGACCCCATAGGACGGAGGTGAGAACGACGGGGAAATACCGCTACCTGACCTTCGAGGACAGGAAGAAGATCGAGGCGTGGCACCTGATCGGAGACCGGCCGGCCGACATCGCGGCCCGCCTATCCGTCCACTACACCACGATCTACAAGGAGCTCCAGCGCGGCGCGACCGGCGAGCTGGACAAAAACCAGCGCGAGGGGTACAGCGCAGAGCTGGCCGAGAGGCGGCTCCGTGAGAGCTTCAAGCGCAGAGGCAAGAAGGCGGTCGCAATCATCAAACAGTAGCCAAGAACACCCGGCGCCGCCGGGCCGAAGAAAGGAGACGACCCACATGAGAAGCAGAAGAAACAACACGACCCTGACCCGAAAGGTGGACAAGTGGAACGCCCGCAAGGTGTGGCTCATTAAACGCTACGCCGACGGCCACTATGCCATCAATCAAGAAGTCGGCGGTCGTGTTTTTTATTCCAGCTTCCAGCGGGCCACCAAGGCGCAGATCGCCGCGATCTTCGCCTGCTGCTGATAGCCAAGCACCCCGGCCGAGGCCGGGCCAAGATGAAAGGAGCAGACACATGACTCAGAACGACCTCAGAGAGAAGGTCATCAACGCAGAGGCGAAGGTCGCCAAGCGTAAGGCCGTCTTAAAGAAGCACCGCGAGCAGCTCGCCAAACTGATCCAGAAGGGTGCCGACGAGTTCGACATCAGCATCAAAAAGGACGACATCGAGAGCGCAAAGAGAAAGCTCGAGGAGGCTGAGAAGATCCTCAACAACTGGGAGGAGAAGCTCGACGAGCGCATCACCGCCGACGACTATCTCGAGACCAACGCGCCGGAGATCCTGAAGGACTTCCTCGAAAACTGGAAGCAGCACGCAATCGCCTACTACCGCCAGAGACGGATCGACGTCATCGAGTTCCGCAAGGATCTGAAGGCTCAGGAACGAGCCGCCAGACTCGAAGCCCTCCAGACTCTCCCATCCCTCGAGAGGGCGCGGAAACTCTACGAGGGCCGCGAGGTGACGGACTACGACCTCGCAAACCTATGGCCCCGCAAGGATGTCGACGAGTTCCTGCACGAGCGCGGTCTGGACTACTACCAGATCCAGAGAAAGCTCAAGGGCGAAGGCGATGGCGTCACCTTCAGGCTGCTGGAGATCCATGACGATCAGGAGCGCGAGGCGTGGCTCGAGCGAGCGATGGAGGAGGAAAAGCGGGCCAAGCTGCTCGACCTGATCGGCCGCATCATGAGCACCGTCGGCACCATTACCGACGCGGACGCTCTCCGCATCGGCCCCGAGGGTGACATCAACGGATACATCGAAGGCACCGAAGGAAAGGCAAAGATCCAGACCATCGGCGCCGGCGGCTACAACATCCAGTGTTTCCACTTCAGAACGCTGATCCATGAGTACAAGTAAGGGGGCGCAGGAATGAAAAGCAACACGATCCTCACCCTCTCCGACGAGCTCCTCGAAAGGTACCGCAGCTCTATCCCTCGCAAAGCCTTCGAGCAGTTCGTCGAGGACATCACGACGGGGCCGGCCACAACGGCCGCCCCGAAGTTTGACACCTCGCTGCTCTGCCGGGCCTCGTTTCCGGCCGAGCTGGAGGACGGCGGCGCCCGCTGCATCGTGGAGGTGACGGTCTATCGGCTGAACGCCGTGGCCGTCAACACCTTTCTGCTGGACGGGCCTGAGCCTCTGCGGCGGCATCTCGGGATCTCCGAGGCCAACACATACATTACCAAGCACGACATCGACGACCTCGTCACGGTCGTCCGCATCATCAGAGAGGAGGCACCAGCATGGCAGCATTGAAAGAGATCGCCCGGGAGTACGCCACCGAGATCCGTGACGGCATCGGCTGGGTGATCGTCTACCGCACCGGCCGCTCGTGGCACGCCCTGACCGTCTGGAGCGACCTCGGCAACAACGAGTGGGAGGCCGACGACATCAACGACGCGCTCGAGGCCCTGCGCCTCGACCCTCGGGCCGTGGCTCTGAACGGCTACTATCTCGGACGCTTCGGCGACATGACCATCGACGACATCGCCACCGGCATCCGCTGGCACTACGAGCGGGGCACCAACGCCCTCGCCGATGATGACACCCTCACGCAGGCCCGGGCCGACATCGAGGCGGCCCGGCAGAAGGCCGCCGAGGCCGGCCTTCCCTTCAGCGAGCGGCTGGTCGAGGGCCCGGAGGACGAACTCAACCCCTACATATACGACGGTAGCATGACCGTCGCCGACTACGAGGCCGCACAGCGGGTCAGAGACGACCACGCTGCCCTCGTCGAGGTCACGACCAGCCACTACCCCAACGCTACCGAGGAGGCCGTCGAGCGCGTCGCAGAGGCCGCCAGCAGCATGAAGCTCAGCCCGGAGATCATGCAGCGGATCCTCGACGCCTTCGACAAGATCACAGAGGCCATCAGAGCGCTCGGCGAGTGGGCCGCTCAGACCATCAGGGTGCTCGCGGACTTCTTCACCAAGTCGCTCGACGGCTTCCTGCTGCGCCGGGCGCCGCCCAAGTGGCGCCACTACGCGCTCCACGCCAAGCGGGCCAGAGTTCGCAAGAAGTACAGAAACAGGATCCGGCGGGCCTTCTTCGCTTCGCTGGCATCAGAAGGAGGTGGAAGCTCATGACAGCCAAGTGCGTCGGCTGTGGGCTCGACTGGAATGTGAGTATATACCAGAAGATCCCCCGCACCGGCTACATCTGCCCGCACTGTGAGAGCCGGCTCCGTGCCGGAGAGACCTTGCCAAACATACAGGCCAGCCAGAAGGCGCGGCCTAAAAGAACGAAAGGAGCAACCACATGAAAAAGATCGCACTCAAGAACGCCGCCCGCGGCGCCATCTTCCCCTATGCTGGCGAGACGTGGATCGCGCTGGAGCACGAGGCAGCCGGCCGGACTCTCTGCCTGCGCCTCGACCTGATCCCAAACAAGCCCTTCGACGAGGACAACCGCAACAACTTCGCCATCTCCAGCAGCAAAGAGTGGATGAACGGCCCCTACCTCGACAACCTGATCGACGCCGTCAAGGGCCCGCACGCCTTCCTCACCACTGAGCTCGACCTGACGGCCGACGACGGCCTGAAGGACTACGGCACCTGCACCGTCACCATCTTCTCGCTGACCGTCGACCAGTACCGGCGCAACCGCGATGTCATCCCCAACGTAGACGACTGGTGGTGGCTCTCTACCGCATACAGCACCGCCTCCAATGGGTACGAGCATAGCGCCCGCGGCGTCTACTCTGGCGGCACGCTGAACTGGGGCAACGCCTACTACGGCAGCTACGGCCTGCGCCCCGCTTGTTATCTGGACTCCGATCTCCTGATCTCCGTCGAGGATGACGAGACCATCGAGGACGTCACGCCGGAGCGCGCCAGCGAGATCATCGCGGCACTGGCCGAGCAGTTCGGCGGCACCTTTGCCACCGAGGATCAACTGACCACGGCGCTCTCGTTCATGCTCGGCACGCTGAGGGCCACCCGGGAGAAGGAGGCGGCCCATGAGTAACCTCGCCAGCCTGTTCGACCGCTACAAGGCCCTCGTCATCTTCGACACGGAGACCAGCGGCCTCAACCCGGAGGACAACCAGATCATCGAGCTCGCGGCCCTGCGCGTGGAGCGCACGACAGCCGGGGCCCTGCGGATCGCCGGGAAGATGGACACCTTCATCAAGCTGCCGGAGGGCGAGCAGCTCCCCGAGAACATCGTCACCCTCACCGGCATCACCGACCGGCTACTGGAGACCGAGGGCGTGCAGAGCGGCACGGCTGTCAGCCGCTTCCTCAAGCTGGTCAAGCCCGGCCCCGTCCTGATGGTCGCCCACAATGCGCAGTTTGACGCCTGTTTTCTGCGGGAGCTGCTGCGGGGCTTCAAACCCGGCTGCCTCGACTGGTTGGACAGCCTGACGGTCTACAAAGACCGGCGCCCCTACCCTCACAAGCTCGCCAACGCGATCCTCGCCTATGAGCTGGAGGGTAAGGTGCAGAACAGCCACCGGGCCATCGACGATGTGCTCGCCCTGTTCGAGGTGCTGAAGGCTATGGACGACGAGCGCGACGATCTCGCCAACTACGTCAACCTGTTCGGCTACAACCCGAAGTACGGCGTCAGCGGCCGCCGGATCACCGGCGTGCGCTATGAGCCGCAGGGCTTCAACAAGACCATCACCCGCCCTGAGCAGACGCTCCCGGCCAAAACGTCACGGAGGTGAAGCACATGGCCCCGGACATCACCATCACGAGCGAGGAGCTGCGCGAGCGCGTCGAGGAACACCTCGGCCACTGGATCCCCGACAACCTGTGGGAACGCTCCGAGCCCTACGCCCGCAGGAAGCTCGACCTCTGCCGGGAGCGCAACCCGGAGATCGACTACTACAACGACGAGTACCTCGTCCTGCTGACCGCCGACACCGTCAGAGAGACCGCGTTCAGCGATTACACTATCGCGGCCTGCGAGGCTGTTATGGCAGCCCGGGGCCAGTGAAGGGAGAAAACCATGGAAGCAACAAAAGAAAGGGCCGCCCGCTGCAACCGGGCGACCCCTGCGAGAACATCCAACAGCCAGCCAGCTCACGGATCCCGCACCCAAAGTATAACACGCCGCCGGCGCCATGCCAAGGCCCGGATCAGGCAGGCGGCCGTCATGCTGACGGCTGCCGCCATTGTGGCCGGCATCTGTGCAGCTATCTCGGCCATCGCCGGAGATCGCAGCGGCATCGCGGATCTCTCGACGACCACCGAAAAGAAGCCGGCGGTCATCGTCACTACGCCCGCAGGAAGTACGCAGACGCCAGAGTATACCGTAGCGCCGGCCCGCTACCCTCTCAGCGCCAGCGAGCGCGACACCGTCGAGCGTGTCGTCATGGCAGAGGCGGGCGGCGAGTGCTATGAGGGGCAGGTGCTCGTCGCTCAGTGCATCCTCAATGCCGCCGAGAAGCTCGACCAGCGCCCGCCTGAAGTGTTCGAGACCCTCAGCTATGCGGGAGCGCGGCCGGATCCGACGCAGAGCGTCAAGGACGCCGTCTCTGCCGTTTTCGACGACGGCGAGATCTACATCAACGAGCCGATCCTTTACTTCTACGCGCCGGCCCGTGTGACGAGTGAGTGGCACGAGAGTCAGATCTTCGTCATCGAGCGCGGCGGCCACAGGTTTTTCAAAGAGAGGAGCCCAAACGAATGAACAAGAGACATATCAGCGAGATGAAGCTGGGCGAGGTGCTGCGCCTGCGCAGCGGCCACACCGTCGAGCTCGAGCACGTCGAGCCTGTCACCTGCGGTGTCATGCTGACATTTAAGACCAAACAGACAGAGAGAAAGGAGCAACCGCATGAGCGATAAAACCACCGCGGCCATCGCCGCAGAACAGCAGACAGAGATCCCCAAGGCCCCGGCTGAGATGCTGCCGGCCGTCACCCTCGACGAGCTGGAGCAGGTCGACCTCGGAACCGTGGATCAGGGCGAGCGCGCCCCCTTCCGCATCACTGACGATCGCTGCGCCGACTGGGCCATCCGCAAGATCGCCGAGGAGCGCGGCGAGTACAACCGCCTGAAGGAGCTGGCAGATCAGCAGAAGGCAGCCATCGACGAGAAGGTCGAGGCCGCCCGCCGGCGCATGGAGAACGGCACCGCCTTCCTGACCTCCTGCCTCGCCGACTTCTTCAACACCGTGCCCCATAAGACCACCAAGACGACCGAGAAATACCGCCTTCTCTCCGGCACCCTGACCCTCAAGAAGGGCGGCGTCAAAGCCAAGCAGGACGACGCCAAGCTGGTGCCGTGGCTGAAGGCCAACGGCTACGGAAACCTCGTCAAGGTCGAGGAGTCGGCCAAGTGGGGCGAGCTGAAGAAGCTGCTCACCTACACCGGCGAGATCGCCACTATCGAGAGCACCGGCGAGATTGTGGAGGGCGTCACAGCCTATGACGCCCCGGACACCTTCACGGTCGACATCTAAAGGAGGCACCACATGGCAACTGAGAGCAAAAAGCAGGAGGCGGCCGTTGCCGCGGCCCCTCCTGTCGAGGCCCGCTGCCTGACGCTTCGGCAGAAACTCGTCGAAATGCGAAAAGCCTGCCCGGAGATCGTCAAGAAGCAGCACAGCGACGGCGTCAGCTATAAGTACGCCAAGATTTACGATGTGTGGGAGAAGATCACCCCCATCATGAACGCCCTCGGCGTCGACTTCGATGTCATCGCCGAGGAGGCAACCCGCCACGCCGAGAACGGCGACCCTGTCTACTGGATCACCATGCAGACCAAGACCTACAAGGGCGACAAGCTCATGTTCCTCTATGAGGCCGACCTGACGATCCGCTGGACAAACCTCGATAACGACGACGAGACGCTGGAGGCCACCGTCCACGCCCTCGGCTGGAACGACGACCCGGCCAAGGCCAAGGGAGCCGCCCACACCTACGCCCTCAAGTATTACCTGTTCGAGAAGTTCACCGTCGATCAAGGCGAGGACGACCCTGACAACAGCGACTTCGGCGCGCAAGGCAAAGGGCCCGGGGGAAACTCTGGCAGCTCCAGACAGGGGCAGCAACGTCAGGGGCAGGGCTCCGGTCGTCTGTCTGAGGCACAGCTCAGCCGGCTCTACAAGAAGGCAGAGGCGGCCGGCATGACCAAGGAACGCACCAACGCCCGGATCCTCGAAAAGTACAAGAAGCAGGATCCGGCCACATTGACCCGGCAGGAGTACGACGAGATCTGCAACTCTCTCGACGCTGCTGCCGCGCAGCATAACCAGCAAGGAGGACAAGGCTGATGTATAACCACACAGGACTGCAAGGGCGGCTGACGGCAGACCCCGAGCTCAGACGCACACCAAGCGGCGTGGCGATCACCAGTTTCCGGCTCGCCAGCGACACCGGCCGCAAGACCAAGGACGGCCAGAAGATCACCAACTTCATCGACTGCGTCGCGTGGCGTGCGCAGGCTGAGTTCGTCAGTAAGTACCTCAGCAAGGGCAGGCTCGTCCTTGTGGAGGGCGAGCTCACCAGCCGCAACTATGAGGACAAGGACGGCAACCACCGAAAGGCCACCGAGATCACCGTCTCCTCTGTCCACTTCTGCGACAGCAAGAAGGACGGAGCAGGAAGCGCACATCAGGGCGGCGGCGACTTCGCTGACTACCCGGACAGCTCCAGCGACTTCACCGAGGTGGACGACAATGGAGACCTGCCGTTCTAAACGACCGCCGGGCGACCGGCGGCCGCCCAAAAACAAGCCAAATACACGCGACCGCATAGAAGGAGGTGACGACCGTGGCATGGCTTCAAGTGCACCAGACCCTAAAAGACCACCGCAAGCTCTTTGACGCAGCCGACGAGCTCGAGATCACCCCGCCGCACATGATGGGGCTGCTCGTGTCCTTCTGGCTATGGGCTCTCGATAATGCCCCGAAGGGCGACCTCACCGGCATCACCCCGCGCATGATTGCCCGGGCGGCACAATGGGACAGAGAGCCCGAAAAGTTGGCCGAGACGCTGATCCGGGCCGGATGGATCGACGAAAACGAGGATGGAGCCCTCGAGATCCACGACTGGTATGAGTACGCAGGCAAGCTGATCGACCAACGGCAGGCAGAAAAAGAACGGTCGGCCCGCCGCCGTGCTGCTGCTGCATCTTCCTCGGACGATACACCAGACGACCACACACCGACCGCAGGACAACCGCCGGACGCCACGCCAACGACCGGCGGCAAGAGTAGAGTAGACCAGAGTAGAGAAAAGAAAGGGAGAGTGACACCCCCTACCCCCTCAGCCGAGGGGGATGACGCGGGGAAGAAGTCGCCCGTCGAGGTCAGGTTTGACGAGTTCTGGAACGCCTACCCCAAGAAAGTCGGCAAGCAGTACGCCCTCAAGGCGTGGAGGAAGATCAAGCCGACGGCCGAGCTGCACGAGACCATCATGCAGGCCGTCGACACGCAGAAGCACTCCGAACAGTGGCGCCGGGACAATGGCCGCTATATTCCCAACCCGGCCACATGGCTCAACGGCGGCTACTGGGAGAACGGCGAGGAGGTGAGCGCGGATGAAGGCGATCAACGAGATCCTCAGCGGGATGCAGACGCAGGCCGAGACTGGGGCAAGGGTTTCAAGCCGGCAGACGACGGAGACCAGTGACGACGGAGACCGCTGGATCTGGAGCAACGACGAGCGCGCTGCCGATCTGCCGGACACCCCCGCCCCTGTCCCCTGCGAGTTCTGCGGGGCCATGCGCTACCACAAGGGCTTCAAGTTCGGCGACCGCATCATCTGGCCGCCATACGGGGCCGAGAGGTGCACCTGCCCACAGGCTGTGAAAGCCTACGAGGAGGAACAGGCCGCAAAGGCCGCAGAGGAGGAAGCACCTGTCTCTTATACACATCTCCGAGCCCACGAGACCGT